TACGCCGCTTCCAGGCGGTCAAGCACCGCGCCCGGATATGGATCATACTGGTACGATCCAAGAGGAATCCAGGTCGGCTGTGCTTCCCGCTTGCTGACCTTCCAGCCGCTAAAGCAGAGTTCTTCACTCGCAGTCCAGCCGCTTGTAATCACTGGACAACCACATGATTGAGCTTCCAGCGTAGGAATGCCAAAACCTTCGCCCATGCTAACGAGTATGTGAACGTCAAAGGCGTTATACAGCATCGCCATGTGTTGGTCTGGGTAGCCAAGCAGGTATTGGTACTGGTTGGGGAAAATCACATCCCGTTCAACCGTCAGTCCATGATAGTTCCACAACTGCGGAATGTTCACGCCCTGAAACTCGCCATGCTCGCTCTTGCTGGTATGCAGATATAGAATGGCGTCGCTGTGCTTGCGCTTGAATTGTGCAAAGGCCTCGATTTGCGGGGCAAATGCTTTCCGAGACGGGTTACCCTTGTTCGCTGCCACCATGCCCACGATAAACGCATCTTGCGGGAAGCCCAACGCCTTGCGCGCTTCCGTCATGCTGCCGGGTTTCATCAGGTTCGTATCAACGCCGTGGGGCACATAATAGCAATCCATCCCCGCGTCATGCACCATGCGCTCCCCGAATTTCGAGAACACAATCCGGCGGTAAGCCTTCGCTACCTTTTCAGCAACCGGGGGCGGTAGGGGTTCGGCATCAACCGGGAACCACGGAATCCATTTGATATTGTGCGGGTTTTGTTCAGGAGCCAGCACCCAGGCGTCAATCAGGCTAATGCAAACATCCGCGCCGAAATGCGCCGAATGCACGCTCCAAATATCGTTACCGTAGGGGTGAAACCCTTTTGGATACAACGGAATCGGCCCGCGCGGGCCGGGTACGCTCAGGATCGAGCCTTCTAAGCCGTAGAAACAAATTTCGGCAATGTCGTAGCCAAGTCCCTGAATGCGGGGAATAAACAGGGCGGATTGGTTACCGTACCCCGTTTTGGCAAACATTGCATTTGAAAGCCAACTGATTTTCATTCTGCGTCCCTCCAACGCTTTTCCGTTATGCCCCCGGACGCTTTTACACATCCGGGGGCTTATCCACACTACTTGCCCATCACATACGAGATGGACAGGAACGAACCGGCGGGAACGGTCCCGCTGGTTTGGTCGAAGCCGATCCATTCCCCGGCATCCACGAAACCATCAGAGATGGTCAGCGCGGCGGGAACGGTTGCGGATTCGGTCACTGTGCCAGCGAAAGCGCCCACCGTGCCATTGATCGCCGGGGTTCCGGCGTTCGACATGGTGACGATCTTTCCACCAACGGCAGTACCGGCATTGATAAAATCAACGTCGATGATGGTAGCGCCGCCGCCGATGGTTGGCAGTTGCACCAATGGGATCTCAGTCGCGCCGGTCAGCACAACGGGAACCGCGAGAACATGAACATCTAAACTGTTAGCCATTGTTATTACCTCCTAATTAGCTTTCGGGAGTGGCGGCGTCGAAGATGCCCTGAATGCCGAACGCTGGCCGCCAGATGCCAGCCGCATACACGGCGGAGAGGTTCAGTTCCCAACCGCGCCGGGAGCTATCGCGCTCGTATTCCAGGCGCGGGGCGCGGCGCATATCCAGGCCAAGCGCCTGGGCCGAGAACATGGCGCAATATGCGTCACCTCCCGAATCTACGGTGATGTTCGATGTGGTGTAGATTTCCACGCCGCCCACCGAACCCACGTAGAAGTTTTGCGTGATCGCATCCTGCACGGATGGGGCATTGGTCACGGTCGCGCCGGGGGCAACGGCCTTAGCCAGCACGTGCCACTGATAATCGTGGCAAACAAAGTAATACGGCTTCGGGGCCTTCTGTGCTTTCAGACGAGAGGCCATAGCGAAGAAATATCCCCAGGTGATCACGCTGCCAGCCGCGCCAACGGTCCCGCCGGTCAGAGACGAGAACTGTGAAAGCAGGTCGGTTTCGATCTTGGTGGCGATGCTCTGGCCCAAGTCAAGGGCGGCATCCGCGCGCAGGGTGAACGGGTCGGTTTCCAGCCGGGTATCGGACAGGAAGTACTGCGCGCCCTTTTCCGTGGGGGTCAGGGTAGCGAGAACGGACGGGGTGAACTTCTGCGGGGTCAGGTCATCATCTTCCCCCACGGTGTTCATGGTAGCCCCGGAATACTGCGAATTGGAGCGGGGAGCGACGCCGGTGCGGTCACCAAACGTGGTGACAAGCGCGCTCATCAGGTTCCGTTCGCGGGCAACAAGCATCGCACCCTCATAAATCGTGTTGATGTAGGATGAGATGTCACTCGATAAAGACATTCCAGCGGTCATAGTTACCTCTACGGTTATTTGCGTTTACTCACCTCGACAACGCCGCCGCCGTGTTGTTTGGTTCTGGCAGGGTTGAAGATGGTGTTACGGGATGGCATCCCCCAAATTTCGGCGCGCAATTCCGCATCGGTCTTGGCTGGCGCTCCGCCCGCGCCGGGATTGGTCGGGTTGATCGCTGGCGTCTTGGGCTTCTCTGGCGCTGCCGCCTGTTTCACCCAATGCGGCTTTGCCGCTGCCAGTTCGTCCAGCGCCTTGTCCAGGTCTACGGGCTTTCCGTCGTCGTCAAGCTGGATACCGTCACGAAGTTTGAGAACAACGTCTTCCAGATCAACGAACCTGTCACGGGCCTTTGCGATAATTGCGTTTTCAATACGTGTCTTGCGCGCTTCCTCTGCGGCGGCTTTGGCCTTGGCCTCGGATTCCTCCAGCCGCTTTTGCAGCTTTTGGACTTCCGTCAACTCGGCCTCTTTGCGCTTTGTTTCTTCGGCCTCGAACGCCTCCAATTTCTTGCGGCGTTCTGCCGCTTCCCGGTTGGCGTCTTTCAGCGCCTTTTGGGTGCGCGCTAACTCTGCCCTAACGTCTGCATCCGTCTCGGTTGGTTTCTGTTCGGGCTGTTCAACCGCTGGCGTCTCGCCCGCTGGTTTCGTTTCGGTCGTCTCGACCTTTTCCTCTGTGTCAGTCATCTCGACTTCCCCTTATGGCTAGAATCAAAAACGGCCCTCTTGTAAGAGGACCGCTATCAAAAGACGGTGATCCTATAACAAGAGGGCCGCTAGTTTCCCGGTGGCATTATTTAATTGTTTGGAGATGTTGGGCGGCTATATCGCTTATCAGGTATGTGCCAGTGCGCTTATATTCCCTTTCGCTGCGCAACTACTCAGGTCTGAACCGCCCATCTCCGCGCGCCCGTACTTAGTTCGGTATATCGGCCTTTCCGGGCACATTTCCATTATTGCACAAAAGTTCTTATTGTGCAATAGGGCGCTAATTACTCGGCGCTGGATAGCCCGGTTCTCGCGTTGCTTCCGGCGGCCACGGATAGCCGTACAGCGGCGTACCAACAATAGGGGCAGGGTATCCATCGTCTGGCCCCATCGTAATCAATTGGTCGCTCACTTATCCCTCCTATGCTTTGGGGTTATCGACCGCTCAACTTGCAGGTAATCCTCGATAAACCCCAATGCCATTATAAGACATTGGCGAATCCCAAACAATAGAGCGCGCGTGCGTGCATCCATTTGTGCGGGGTCTGCTATAATATCTCTACCCGTTGGATTGGAGGAAATCATGGATACCGTTGGACTGCTCCTTATCGTGGCGTCTGTCATTGCCTATTTTGCCACCCGCAAAAACAATCCCAAGATTGCATCGTTCTCCCTGTTCGCTCTCGGCGTAGGGGTCGGCATTACCGGCGCGGCCTGGTACATGGCGTTTGTCATCATCCCTGGCCTGTAAGCAGATCCTTCAAACTGGCCTCACCGCGCATCTTTCCGTATACATCATCGCTGTATTCTTTGGTGAGTTGGTTGAATTTGAACTTTCCGTCCTGGTAGGCCTGTAACCTATCCTGGCCCATCATCTTGACCTTCTCGGCGTCGGTCAGGCTATTGAACCACTGCTCCCCGGTCTGCGGTAATTCCATGCGCGGATTGAGGATTGTTACGGGAAGTTGTACACATCGGCCCCGGTGATGGTCATTCAGCACTTCGCCTGCTTCGTGCCGGGTTCCGTGCATGGCGATACAGGACATACACGTCCTGTCGCTCAGGGTAGCTTGCCAGATCCACCCCATGACAACGTTGGAGTTGGCAACGTAATTCGCGCGGCTGGCCTCTCTGTAGCTCCACAATTGAACCGTGCGGGCCATATTCAGGCTTTGCGTCAGCCCCATGCCGTATGCCCTGGTAAGTTCACGCGCCAGCGCGCGCGGGTTACGCCCCAACGCCACCGATTGCACGATGGTATTACTCACCATCTCTGCGGTATAGTCCGTCAGCATCCCCAACCGTGCGTACAGTGGCCCGTTTCGATCAAGGAATCCTAGCAAGGTTTCAACGGTTTCGGGGGCCAGCGCGCGCAAGTCGGCGGCGAGACGCGCGTCACCTAGCGATAATTCCATGAGTACGCGGCTTTCGGCCAGCCCGCGCCCGACCATCGTGCGCCCTAGCGTGTCCATTTCCACGCCCAGGTATTGCGAGAAACGGTTTAGTTCGTCCTGTGTTTCGCGCATCAACCGCCGGTAACGTTCCAGTTTCACCACCTGTCCGGCGGTGAGTTTGTCGGTATGCTCGATCTCTAGCAGCAGCGCATCCATCTCGCCCCGTAACCTGCGCTGAACGCCAGCATACGCCTCTACAATGCGGCCCAGGGCTTTCAAATCCTGGACTTCTAGCGCGGCCTTGAACTTCTCGGCTTGCTGAATCAGGTCACGTTCTGGCATGGGTTATTCCCTCGCCGCCTCGATAATCACAGCGCGTCAAAAGATCGGAAGAGCACACGTCTGAACTCCAGTCACTGACCAATCT